CATTTGTAATGCCAAACTTTCTCTTGACTTCAAAAGTGGTTGAAGCTGATGTTATTTCAAAAGTGTGCGTTCCGTTTGTAGTTATATTTACATCAGTTCCGCCGCCTATTGCAACAGATATAGTTCCAACAATGTTTGATACATTTAAAGAAACTTTATAAAGATTACCTATTGTACCCAAAGTTTGTGTGGCTGCGGTATAACTTCCGTCAGTAGTTGATAATAATAATTTTCCGTCCTCTATTGTTGCTTGTGTTAACGTCCAATTCTGTCCGACCTCTTTGACTGATACGTTGTCTATTGAGCCTGTAAAGTTTGTGCCTTTAAATCTAAAATTTGAATGATTTGCAGTGGCTTTGACATATTGAGTATAAATACCATTAGAATTTCTGGTAGTACCACTTAAAGTAGCACCGCCTGTAAATTGAAATCTAATATTACCATTTACATAATTTTTAACCTCGTATGTTACTTTGTAATTTTTTTCAATAATAAAATTAAATCCCGCTTGTGCTAAACTATCGAAAGATGAACTTGCATTAGCAGCACCACCACTAATAGACCACCCCGTATTTTTTACCCAATCACTATCAGTAGCAAAATCGCCATTTGTTACAAGTTCACTACCTATCTGCTCAAAATCTCCGTTTTGTACCAACTCCCCACTTAATATCTGTACATCTTCTATTAGTCCTTGTTCGTTTACTCTTGTGGCTGTTGTGCCTCTTGTAAAGTCAAAGTCTGCGTCTGTTACCTCTTTGACTGATACGTTGTCAAATTCATAATTACTTCCGTTGTTGTTTGCAATAATCACACCTATTGACAAATCTACCTTATCAGCAATAATATATCCCGTATAAGTTGTTTCTGTTGATGTTGGTGTTATGTTAAAAACAGAAGGAGATGATTGTGTTGAAGTAAACCCCCCTATTTGTACAGTAGTAGAAGTTCCTGAATTCAATCTTGCAGTCAAAGAAACTAAATAAGTTTTACCAATTGTTAACACATTTAGCAGCTTTGTTTGTTGGTTTCCTGAAGTAAAATTACACCACATTTTTTCAGTCACAGTAGTATTAATATTGAAATCTAAAGAGCCTATACCACTAACCCAATTATTAGCCCCAATCATATCACTATTAGTCCCAGTAACCAATTCACTACCAAAAGTTTGAACAGGCTTAACACTATGTAAAGACCCATTATCGTAAGCTGTTGGTGTTAGTAATATACTTGGCTTAGGGTTTATAGCAGCCATTAGCTTGTCTGTTTCGTTGCTATTCTCGTAATTGTCTGAACGTACAAACATTTCGTTAGTCGCATCAAACTTCTCGTAAGTATCGCCCCAAGCAATATCGTTTACTGCATTACCCCAATTACTTCTATGATATATTTCGTTTGCCATATTATGTCGTTAATTTTGTTAATTCTGCATCTGTTAATGCTGTATCGTAATATCTTAAATCTTTGCACTTCCCGTAGAAATCATCTGAACCGTTACCACCGTCAAAACTTAATCTGTCTAAGCCGCTTATTGTAAATGTGGCTGTGTCAGTAAAAATTTCTACACCATCAACCCAAAGTGCAATATCTCCAGACTTATATTTTAAAGCAAATTTTGAATAATTTGTAATATCAGTTAGCCCACGAATGGAATTAACAGCAACAACATTACTACCCTCAATAAATATATTAATCTTATTACTTGTTGTTCTGTATCTTATTAAAACTCTATTGTCTAAAGTTCCATCACTTATTGCAATACTTCTAAAAGTTAAATCATCAGATAAAGCCGCTATCTCTGCGTAAAGCACACCCTCGTTATCGTTGAATGTATTAGCATTTCCAGCATTGTTGCAAACATCAGCGTTTCGTGTGGTAGAACCAGTAGATAAGTTCGGTATGTAAGATGTAGAAGCAGATTTTTGCTCAATTTGTGCGCCAAAAATATAAGCGTACTCATCTCCATCAGCATCCCAAGTAGTTTGTGCATCACTTTCATTTAAGAATATTTGTAAACTCGCTGAACTTGTTGCGGCTGTGTTACCTGTTTCGGTAAGTGTACATCTGTACCAGCCATTACCATAATCTTCTATGCTTGACTGACCACCAGCATCCACAGTACCTACTACACCATTTTGTATATCAAACCAACCTCTAACTGTACTTGTAGAACCATTAAAGCGAAGTCTGATGAAATTTAAGTTGCCTTTTTTTACAAACAAAGAACCAGTTATAGCACCGCTTACAATAGAAAAAGTATCGCTATTTAGTTGGTGGTTTGCATCTGAATTAGTAGCCAGTAACTTATAAGCAGTTGGTTTTCCTGTTGGTGCTGGTATTGTTGAAGCAGATACAGTTGTTGAAGATACAGTCCATTGACTGAAGTCCTCACTATAAGGCACTAAGTTTGCACTTGATGGCTCTAAAAGTAAATTAGGGCAATTAGAGTTAAACCAATCAAGTCTTGGTATGTCTGCTGCGACCTCTTCAATAAGTCCATCCTTGCGTACTCTTGTAGCTACTGTATCCCTATCAAAAGTGAAATCCCCACTGCCATCATTAGGCAATATAGAATACACCGTTCCAGTGTTATATCCGCTTGGTATTAATGCTAACTTTGGATTACTCATTTCTTATTTATTTGTCCTAATATCCTATCTTCTAATTGTCTCTTGCTAAGGTATTTCTTTAGCTTAACAACATTGACCTTTTTAGGCTTGTATATGTTTATCTTTTTCTCTTTCATTATATGTACCAGCCACCTGTGTAGTTAACATCTCTGTCTGGATTCATCTCCTCATTAGAGCTGCTTGTGTACTCTGGGAATAGGTTAGAATAATTGCAAATGTAATCTAAGAACCGCTTAGTATAAAACTCAGCAGTATCATTCATTCTTTGAGCCAAGTAAGTCATATCCTCATGTGTAGCTGTCTCAGAGCTTTCTGAGATGTGCTTTCCAACGCCTCCATTAGTGATAGAGAACATCATATAAGGCAGTATCGTTGACTGTGTGTACCATATTAGCATAGGCTTGATATAGTCGTCTAAGAGGGTCTTATAATTAGAATTAGCAGCTTGAGATATTTCTCCAGAAACAACAAGTTGCTGTATCTTTTTGTATAGCTTACCACCTAAGTAGTTTTGTATGTGTAAGTCCTGAGCAACCTCAATATACTGAACGATTTTGCTGCTGTCAACATTACCGTCAATAATAGACCTTTTCTTAAGGTCGGCTACGCTTATAAATAGTGCTTTTGTTGACATTATTCCTCTTCGTCTTTTAGTTCTACTTCTATCTCATTTATCTCCTGTTCAACCTCAACCTGTGAGCTTAGTCTCTCTCCAGTCTCTTCCTCTCTTTTTACCTTAGTAGATATGTTGTCTAACTCTGTAAATTCAATAGGCTGTAAGGTTATAAAGTACAAGTCTAAGTCAATATCGTTAAACTTTAATATGTCTTCTAGTGCCTCAATAATTCCGTCCTGTAATGGTCTTATAATTACGTTATCCATAAGCACAGCAGCCGTTCTAAGCTCCTCTGCGTTATTTCCGAAGCCAGTGTTATCTTTGATACCTAAAAGTATCGGAGAAACGATGCCATGACCTAACATAATCTTTTCTCTAGCTTCATCAGACATAAATTGATACTGTGCATGAGCGTCAGGCAAGTGTATAGGCTCTATGTCTGCCTTAGTGTCTTGTGACTCGTTAAATGCAATTATAAATTTACCTGCGTTGCTAGAACCTGAGAACTTCTCGTAGATTTTGCGTTCTAATGCCGCTTGAGTTTCTTCAGGTGGTGTGCCGTTATTGAAGTTAATCAATAAACTTGGTTGCAGACCATTCTTGATGTTGTTTATGTGATAATTAGATACCTCCTGCTCTAAGTTGCAGTATTGTAAGCATCCGTTATAATCTACAGGGGCATAATAATAAAAGCCGCTTCTGTAAGGTTTTACGATGTATAGCTCGTTTTGTTGCTTCTTGCCTCCGTTACCAAATGTAGGTATTCTCTTAGGCTTGTCAGTAGTCTTATACTCAGCCCAGTTTGGGTGATAGTAGTAAGCCTTTATAACTCCGTTAGCGTCACACTTCTCAGCTCTAAGCGTTTCCATAGGGAAGTGAGATACCTTAAGTATTCTGGTCTTTCTCTTGTTGTATGTTACCTGTATAGCAGCCTGCCCTAACATCTTATAGTCATGAGCTATTCTCTTTACAGTTCTCTTCTTGAGAAGGTTCTTCATCTCAATATACTGCTCTGGCTTATCTTCTCTGTTTGTAGCCTCTAAGCCTCTACCAGCAATCATATCAACAATACCATTGATACAACGAGAGTTCGTTGGAGAACCCATGTAGTTGTCTATAAGAGTCTTGAAGTAGTTGTTATCTTCTCCATACTTAACCCAGTCCTTGTTGTATTGTTCCTCAACTAAGGGGGTCTGGTAGCCAGATAACTCTATTATTCTAATGTTTTTACTTTCCATTTTTAAATATATAACAATTTTAATTCAGGACACTTTCTAGGTAGCGTCAGAGTCGTATATGAAATAATCATCATTGTTGTTGTACTGCGTGTAATCAGCAGCAGTATTCATCTCTCCACTAAACCTAACAATATCCCTATACAAAGGAACACCAGATTCAATCAGTATAACTGACAAGGTTGTGTCGCTGTCAATAGAAGAAAGAAAGTCAGAGTCTGTTATATCAAATGTCAAAGTGCTTCCTTGAGTGTATGTAAACGTAGACTCCTCTATAATCTCTTTGGACTCTTGGTTTATTACCTTCACAGAACTTCCTGTTCCTTCTCTGCCAGTTACATTAAGTGTAATTGTTGGCAAGTTATTTACGTCTGCTATTGTCATAGTATTATAACAACAAACAGGTGTTTTTGTTTTATTTAATAAAAAAAGGGGCTAATGTTAAACAAGAGCCCCTTAATATTAAAGATGATTAGTTATTACGGATTAATAACTGTAGCGTTTACATCAAAGTCAAGTCCAGTACCAACTATTGTAGCATCTACAAAGTAAGCAGGTCTGGTTTCTTTACCTTCAAATGAGATGTTGTAACCGTTAAGGTCTCCCATAGCACCGCCAGTAGCAGTGTTTACAGTAAACTCAACACCGTTTTGAACACCAGCAAGTCTAAAGTTACCATTGTAGTCTTCAATTAAAACGTGAGGTCTTCCGTAAGAAAGTAATTTAAGAGCTTTTTGAGTTGCAGCATCTTGTTTTTTAAGGACGATTGAACCTGTTTGAGTCCAGAAAGAAGTTCCATTGTCTCTTGAGTTCTCGTTAGTTTCCTCAAAAGTATTGTTCTCTCCTCTTAGCTCAAACTTGTAAACAACTAGGTCAGTTCCTAATGCAGTAATCTGCTCATCAGAGTCTAGGTTTCCAAGTACGTCAGCATGAAGTCCAGA